AGAATTGACAGAATTGTATAGACCATTTCAAGGCAGTAATGAAATAACAATGGCTGATATTTCGATACAAAGTATGGATTTGGCAAGCATAATGTTAATAAATAACACTTATCATAATGTACATGCTTATGTTTCGACATGCTATGCAGGTTATGCCGTCAATTATAATAAAGAAGTCACAGTATGTAATTTTAAAAGTGATAAAGAATCATCTATAGAGAGTAAAGTGAACCAACCGTTATTCGAAAGAATGTTGTACCAACATGCTGGACATCTACCTTTTGATAGTGAACAATTTTTATTGATAAAATCACACTTGGACAAAGGAAATTCTTATAACAACTATTCAAAAGACAATGTATGTTTATGTAATCCTTTTGTATTTTCATTCTCGACCTTGGAATTAAAGGAACTATTTAAAAACCACACAAAAGTTTTTGCGTGGGGAACACCGTACATTGAGCAAATTAGGAAAAATTTCTATATGACTGTACCACAAAGTACACGGGCTTTTAAGATAAATGAGGAGCAATTAAACTGTTTACTAAGCGGTTTAAACATTAAAGATTCTGGATATAAGTGGCAAATCATTTCAATAAGAAAATGCTTAATAATGTATGAATTAACTGACAAACAACTATGGGTAGAGCCAAGTATGATGTCAGAAAAGAATGTCACGATATTGACACCAAGAATATTGTTGGATGCGGAGGAAGTAATAAGAACAAAAGATATATTTTCAACCGTTAAAGTTACCTATAATATGTATGCTGTGAATAATCTAACAAGAAGATTGTTAAAACCGAATACAACTTATGATGACTTGTTAGTTCAAGCAAGAACACTACTAAACAGTACACAATTTAGTACTCATGTCACTAGCTCGAGATATGGAATGACACCTTATGAAGCAAAGAACGCAGCTAGATTGGCATTTTACATCCATAATTATGAAAATCATAAATATTCCTTTTTAGATGCTAAAACCTCGTTTTTCTCAATTGAAAAAGCTTTATTGCAACTAGTTACAAAATTCATGCCAACGATCATACCAACAATCAACGGTAAAGAATTTGAAGGTTTGTTATCTAATATTGACATGGATTTAACTTTCAAAAAGATATTTACAAACTTCTTAAATAATTTGGATAAATTAACTATAAATAATTTTAATCAAAACAGAACCATAGTAAAAGGAAACTTTACCTTAAATTGGGATGTAAGGAAAAATGAGGTGATTAAAATACCTAAGATTAAGGAGCATATTAAGTTGTTTAGTAATAGATTGAAATGTTACTATAATAAAGATTGTGAAGAATGTAATGGTAATAGCGAATTTCGATTAGTGACAGAAAAATTGTTCCCAGGTATAGCACAACCGAGAACGCTGAACAACAACTTTTCGGTGATTAAAAACATAAGATGTAGACACAAAACACCAAATGATCTTACATTATCTTATATAGAGGAAAATGATGAGACGGATATAACATGGAGCTTTTCGCATGAAAACCTGACGACAAATTACTTCATAAATTACAATCCATTAAACCATGTGCGATTAGATAATCCAACAGAATATCAAAAACAAAAATTAATACTCTCAAATAAATATTTTGTTGATAGCAACATTGTAATATCTAATGTAAATTGGTGGAATAAGTTAATAATGAAAGAAGCTATAAATTGTAAATTTTACTTTAGGAACGAAGTATCAATTGAAAAATTTGAGACCAAAAATTCAAATTCGTACTATGATAGTGATGGTGAGAAATTATTCAATGACCCGATAAAGGATGACGAAAACTACACTGTGTTAGAGAATAAGGAGATGGATTATTATAAAGAACTATTGAAAACGGATGCAATATTTAATCAATCCAAACTACCATGGGATACAAGAGAGTTGAAAGAAGGACCGCAAGTGAAAGAAGTATGGGACAATGCCCTGATAAGTAACAATAAATTAAAACCAGGCAGAGATCTATTAGCCGTTAATAACACACATTTTGTCGCTAATGACTTTAAAGAAGGAGCCAGATTAAGACAATTTCACGTAGAATTTTTAGAAAGATTGTTTAGAGAAGCAAACAAAATAGATAATATGTCAGATAATAATACAGTGATACATTTATATTCACTAAAGGAAAACAGAATAGAAAGGTCACCAGAAATATGCAATAAAAAATTAAAGCATTTACATGTTAATTTGGGTGTGGGTTGTGAAAAATTTGACAGATTGGGATTCATATCAATATTGCTAAAAGATCCAAAAAGATTAGGAGCATCGTTGAGAGTGATATTCGCTATGATGTTGGAAAAATACCATTCAATAAATTTGTGCAGTGGGAGACCTGGATTGCATGTTATAGCAACAGAAAGAATAAGATCCGAGAACCAGATGAACGACAATAACTCTAACACATTATTTTTGCCATTTGCCACTTATGGTCCATTCATAGATGGAATGACGTTGCGTAAAAAGATTAGCAAGAACAATATATACAAATTTTTAAGATCCAATCTAAATTATTATTCAATTTACGGAATAGACGAATGCGATGAGGAAATTTTCGAAATAGACAAATATTATCAAATACAAGGTTGCACGTCTCCATATTCAAATTGGATATTCAACAGTAACTATTCCAAAATTACGAATTCCAAATTTAAAATCGAAGTAGAGTGGAAGGCAGACTATGAAGAGGAATTACCATTGAAATTCATTAATTTGAGTGCAACAGACAGTGAAGTGGCCGGACCATACATTAAATTCTGGGATGAAAATTGTATAGGTAATAGCAGATCCACAAACATCACTTGGAACAAGGAAATAGAGGAGTACGTGAATAAGAAGGAAAACATAAAGACCAGAGTATTACAAGATTTAGACTTGCCGGTAATTTCAAAGAAGGTTAATCTGCAACACGCGAACTTGAGCATTGGAAAGTTCCATAGTACCAACACATTTTTTGACCCTTTATATGCTTCAGGTTGCATAGAGAGTTGTGTGTTCAAATGCTTGAATGAGTTATTTAGTTCCACTGATGTAAGATGGAATAATTTAATTAAAATACTTGGCATACCAAAGTTTGGTAGTATTGAGGACATTGAAATATCAATGCAAACATTAGGAATAAATTACAGGTTAATAGATATTTTTGACGATTGTAAAGAAGTCATAATGTCAGATACGAAGATATTTAACTTTAAAATCAAAAGAAATCTGGATGGAACAGAACATTGTCTATTGGTTGAAGGTGAATATGACAAACAGAATGTTTTATGCATGACAGAAGAAATACAACCAATAGAAGGTGAGGAAGCGAAAGAGATTTTTGATAAATACGAGTCCGATCCCTTGAAACAACAGAATGTTGAATATCGATGGTTTGGTGCATTGAAGTATACTTTATTGCGCCGTAAAAACATATTTCCAACCACAAAAATAAATCGAGTGTTTTTGCATAACAATAACAAGGCTTCATTTAGAATTGTCCAAAATGGAATACCAGGGGGTTTGTATGCAGTAAGACAAGCAAATGGATGGGAACCAAGAATATGCCATAAAATAGGAAGTGACACGATGCTGGCTGACTGGTTCTCGCCAACAACAGTATGTATTTACTTAGGAACGGTGGATCAAAATTATTCTGAAGAGAGATCCTTCGCGGAAAAGAAGAACATAAATGATGAATTGGGATTTTTATCACTTGGTCATAAACAAGATGTTTCGAAAGAATTTCCTGGATATAATTCAGTGCCTATTAATAGTGACGCTAAAATAATAGTGTTATACAATTTTGATAATGTGAATCACCATGGAAGACCTTTTAAAGACAACATAGATAGCAGAAATGCGGACGAAGTATTAATACCGTTAAAATCAAAAGAAGAAACATTTTTAATTAAAAACCAATTGGCTTTCAAGGGTCCAATCAGACCACAACTGATGGAGGGAAATTTGGAAATAAACGTTGTTATGGATACAAATTACGAAAACATTTTATTAGAGAATTGGATAAATAACGACTGCAATGTTCCGAATGATGTTTTGTATCGTTATTTCGATGGTTTACAATGGAAAATAGTAGGAAATAGACATACTTTAAATAATATCAATAGAATAATTGAAGAAGATTTTGTTGTTGAAAGATATCAATTGCCATTTTTTAAAAACATGACTGTAAATGAGTTGGAACGAAAAATGGGAATAGACTTAAGCAATTGGAGTTCTGACAAACAAGAAGAAATACACGTTAAATTTGACAATTTTTATTATAACAAACCGACAAAAGACACAATCATTGAAAGTGATGGAAGTTGTTCAGTACATGATGTCAATGAATGGCTGTCATTAAACCTAAACAGAGTAGGTTTTGGAGTGAAGGGAAACGATGAAGGAAAAGAACTAATAACAATAGATGACATAGACGATAGTGAATTCACAAAACACAAATACTGGAAACATACAAAATTGACGAGTGAATTTGTACCGACAGCCAGTCAGATGAGCACAATAATATCAATAAATTCGTTGAATGACGTACTAATAAGAGAAACCAATGGTCCACTGCAATTGGTAGATGGAAGCCATAAGAACAACGTATTAATAATCGGAAATGAAGCAATAACAAACCCTATAAACGGAGATGTAATAGAAGAGATGACACCACCTCACATAATGAATTACTGGGAAGATGAAACAGCAATGGTAGACAATATTGTTGAATTACCAAGAAATAATATCAAATTGAGATCTAATGAAATGTTTCATAAATACAAAGAACAAATCAAAGGGGTTTATAAACAACATCCTTACAGCTCCCAACCGGCATATACCAAGAGGTATTTATCGGGTCTACAAGCAACAAGCGAATTATATGGAGGTAAATTGACGTTGAGACAAGTGATTAGGAATCCAAGAGAAGACGCGGAAAAGTTTGCTAGGATTTATTTTACCAAAGGATCAATAAACGAGTTGGAAGAAGTGAATTTAGATTACAAAGCGATTTTTGAGTGGCTGAAAGAAAGACCTGATAGAGTGAAAATAGCTAATGAATTAGAACAAATGTGGGAAAATGGTATGTTAATAGAGGGATTGGAGAAAGTGAACGTTCATAAAAAATTAGAAAGCAGAATGAGAGATGTATTGTACGAAGCTTTCGACACCAGAATGCCAGGTACAATAGAAGAACAGAGAATAAGATTAATAGCCTGGCAGAAAAAAGGCATATCATGTATTTTTGCAAGTTTCTTTTCACAAATAAAAGAGCATTTTAAAAGATGTTTAAAACCAAATATAATTTATACGGATGGAATGAGTCCGAGGAAATTATCAAACATGTTGAACAATTTCAGAGGAGAAAATGTGACTTTTGTAGAAGATGATTTAGCAAAACAAGATAGACAAACCGACAAAATTTTAATTGACACTGAAATGGAAATCTATAAATTGTTGAGAGGCAACAATGCGATTGTGGATTTATGGCATACGGTGCATAAAAATTGGAGAGCCAAAGGAATGAATTTAGTGTTTGAAGGGACGGAACTGAGATTTACGGGTCAATGTACCACATCGTTAGGTAATAGCATTGTAAACTTGTTGGACCACATGTTGTTAGTGGAGAAGCAAGGAAACAATTTTATATTAATGTTGTTTCTAGGAGATGATAACTTAATGGTAATAAAAGGGTGGATTACTGAAGAAGAAGTAAAATTAAATAGTGCGAGACATTTCAACATGGTATCATCGCCAGTGATAACTAAATACGGTGGCATATTCTTGAGGATGTTAGTTTATATAAATAAAGATGGTAACTTAGAAATAGGTCCGGACATTTTACGACTGAGGAGGAGATTTGAAGTTACAAATGGCGTTAGTGAATTGACCGAAGAAAATACTAAAGCGAGGATTATGAGCTACTTAGCAATGATAGGTTCAAATACTATGACAGACGAAGTGGTTAACAAAAAGAATCTTTCAATTAAATTGGACAAGTGGTACGATTATGCCACTCTGATCATGTCTTTGTCAAGAAAGTATAGAACCAGCCATGACAACATAGAAGGAAGTCTACTAGCTTTGACTAAAATGATGATGATGGAAAAACCGATAGAAATTAAGAAACTTATACCTGTCAGCTAAGTAAAAGGGTTGCCCCC